TACTTGCGTCCAAATCAGGTATATCCGAGGGAATTAAAAATTCATTTCCAATAACTTGACCCTTATTATTGGTTATAACTTTTGTATAAGTTCCAGCCGTTCCAATGTCCGAAATAGAAATTTCTGGGATTGAACCTTCTCCAGTACCATTTAATATATTTATTCCAGTTCCAGATAAAATATTTTTAACATAATCACCCGAAGTACTATCACCTAAAGGTACGACATAATCAATTATTGCATTATTTAAAATATCATTTGATTCATCTTTAGAATAAACATCTAAATTATTTCTTGCTGTTTCTTTATTTTCTAAATCAGCTAGATTTTCATTTTTTGATAATTTATCAACTTCTTGTATTCTTAGATAATTATCTAATTCACTTAATGTTATTTTATAAGAAGTATTGTTTTTTGTTACAATAAAATCTTCTTCACCTGTTATATTCTGACCTAATATTGAAGCTAATTCACTTATTGTTATATAATCTGCCATTATATCTCCTTAGTTTGTACTATTTCTGAAAGATTTCTTGTGCCTGCATTTATAAAGTTCACTTTCACAATTTCAGAAATATTAACCATTTTTATGTAAATATTTATATTTATATTATTCACTTCTATATTTGCAGAATCAACCGTAACAACAACCTTGCCTGCTTCAATACCTCTACTAGCTTTAACATCTTCTAATAATTTTTTTAGTTCAAATGCTAACTGTTGTCTTAATGCCCTTTCATTTGGATTAAATATATATCTATTAATTATTTTCTCTGATGCTCTTTTTAAATAATTATAGATATTTCTTTGATGTAATTTTTGTGTACTAAATGTTTCATCAACAAAAAGTTTTTGAGACATAAGAACATTATTTTCTAATGTATTAACTCCCATCTTATATAAATCTTCTTTATCTGATTTCTTTAATAGCATTGTGAATCTCTCAAAATTCTTTAAAGTTCCTCTTTCAATACCTGCTCCAATGCTCCAAGGATTTATTAAAGCTGCAGAAGATTTTAAACCTGCTATATCGCCTATTGTATTTATTACTCTATTTTTTCCAGTAAACTCATCAAACTGTACTTTAAAACCAAAAACACAAAAAGCATATGAACTTTTTTGCATTTTAGAAATATATTGTTTTATATCTTTAATATCTGAATCAGTTATAGTTAATTTTAAATTTTTAATTTTTGAAGCAATTTTTGTTCCATCTTCTGTTGTTAATATTAATCCATTAATAACTAAAAAATAAATAAATCTTCTAGGTACACCCATAAAAACAACACAATCTTTTCTACTTTCTGCTAATTTTATGTTTTCATTATTAAAATATTCAGAAGCAATCAAAATATCAATATCATAATTTTCTTTAGAAAATAATTCTAAACTTTCTGAAATATCTTCTTCTTTTGGTGAATCGGTATAACCATTTTCAAGTTTAAATATTCCTTCTTCCAAATTTATACTTTCTAAATAATTAGAATTTAGTTCTTCGGGAGTGTCAATATTATATTGTTCAACAATTATATCTTTTCTTCTAATAATTACAAAATAATTTTTAAAGTTATTTTCTTGTTCTATATCAAGTAAACCAAAGATATCTCTAATAGTATTTGTTAAATTTGTTTTATAATATATTTCAACTGTTAAAATATTTCCCCAAGAACCAGGAGTATTTGCAATATTACCATTATTATTTGCTTTTATTTGTGTTGTGCCTGCACTTCTACACACAAATATTCTAGGAGTTCCGTATTGTAAATAGTTATAAACTTGATACCAGTCATTATAGTTTATTTCTGTTGCTCTTCCAAAAATTAACTTAAATTGTAGTGCCGAAGTTATTAAAATTGGTTCGTTTATAGGCCCTTTCTCAAATTCTCCAACAAATGCAGCAACATTTAATGATGGGTTTATATAATTATTAGGTATAAAATTTGATTCAGAAATTAAAATTCCTGGAGATTCTATTGTTTTAATGCTTGTGCTTTCTGTCATAATAATTACCACATAGAACTTGGATTAAAATCAATTTGTTCCAATGAAAGTAATGCAGAATCTATTCCTGAACCAATAGCTCCAAAAATATCACCAGCGCCATTAGCCATTACATAATCTTTTGCTGAACTTATTAAATCCCCAATTGCGGCAGCCGCGGCATCCTTACCTTTTTGTATTAATCCTTCAACAGCACCTAAAAATCTGCCTTTTATTCCATCTATAAAAGAACCATCAGGTGCTTTTACTACTTGCATATCAAAATGAGAATAAGCAAACTCAACCGAGAATTCTAAAATTTTCCCAACTTCTGAATAATCTATATCTATTTGAGTTATATTTTTAGGAAATGCATTATACAATGTATAAATTGCGGTAGATTGAGAACCATCAAAATCTAATTGAACTATTGTTATTGTATTTGTATATCTAGATGAATTTCTACCCTGTTGTCTAGCAACCGTTCCATTTGGATCATCATATGTGTGAACTTCATCTAAAGCTTCAATAGCATCTTCAAACGCTTTTTTTAATGTATGAGATTCATCCATATAGAAATTACAAGTCCAAGTTTGTTCATATTTTACTTGCCCTCTTAAAGGAATATTTCTACCTTTGAACTTAAAATCTATTACATCATGTGATTTACTTGGATATGAAGCAGTTTTAACCATTGTACTAATTGTTTTTGATCCAGCTCCAAAAGTATCTAACCCTATATAACATTCAAATTTTGTACTTCTAGCACCATCACCCAAAGCATTGTGTATCATTGTTTGTACTACATTAGCCATTCTAATTTCCTTTTTAAATTATTTATACTTTCAATAAATTTAAAAGAAAAATTTAACTTAAAAAGCATATAGATATTTTTAGTTATAAGACTATTGCAAATTTAAAAGATTTTTTGAACTTAAATTTGTCTTCTAAACTAAAAAAGCTAGATATTTCTATCTAGCTTTAAACTTTAGTACTTACTTTTTCTATATATTTTTATTAATGTTCAAATTATTTTTTATCATAATTTTTATATGTATATTTTTCTGCTCCAGGAACTTCATAAGCCCTTAATAACGTCATTGAAATTATATTGTGTGGTGTAATTAAATTTTTATCTTGTATTGCTGCTTTTGTTGCATAATAATTTCCGATTAAGTATCCACTTATAAAACTCAAAAATAATGTTCCAAAAACAAACCCTACTATACTTTTAAACCATCCAATTATTGTATCCATTTTTATCCTTTTTATTTTATTATATACTAAAGATTATTAAAGTTTAATTAACTCTAATTCATGTTTTAGAAAACTAAAAAAGCTATGCAGATTTTCTCTACATAGCTTTTAAATTTTACCAAATTTGTGAAATTAAATAGAAATTAATTTCTATTTAATTAAATTCTTATGCCCCACCAATTACTGACGCAAAACTATTTGTCCCTGCGTTAGTAAATTTAAGATGAACAAATTCTGCAACATAATTTGGTTTTATGAAAACCGTTATATTCCATTTAATATGTTACTATTAAATGCGTTTTAATTAAACTGCTTTATGTTTCCATAAAGACTAGACTATATCTTTATTTTATCATTTGTTAGAGTAGATAAAATAGAACCCATTTCCACTCACTTGAGTGTACTCCCGTTATGGGATAGTCGTTGAACCTTGTTCAATATTTTTCATTTGAACCTTGGCTGCTGATTGTCCAATTCTAAACTTGTTCATCAATTCAAATTTAAAAAGCATATTATTTGTTTATAAACAAAATATTTCTTTTAAACTTGAATCTATATTTAGACTCTAAGGATGTTCCAGCAATTAGAGTTCTTTATAGTAGACAAATTTCATCTACTACTAATTGATTTCTCGAGATTACATCTGGAGTATTATTAGATTCATCACATCGATTTATTCATTATAGGTCGTTAATCTATAACCGTTTTCACTGCTATATATTTCTATATAGTCTAGACTATATCTTTAACCTTTCTTTTAAATTAAAAGTTTGAGACAAAGGTTAGTTCCCATTTCCACTCACTTGAGTGTACTCCATCTCTGGATAGTCGTTGAACCTTGTTCAAATATAAAATATTGAACCTTGGCTGCTGATTGTCATATCTTATTTTCAATAAGACTTAGAGTTCCCAGCAATTAAAGAACTTTTTTATTTTATTGTTTCCAATAAAAGGTGACTATTGATTAATCACCAAGAAGTCGGCTATACCTCTTCCAGCCTGTACCGAAGACAAGAACGGCTTAATCATGCTTATAATCCTGTTTCTTGTGAAGTTGTCGTTAAACTCCATTACTTGATACTTCAAATATGTTTATTTAAGCTCGTTAAACTTAAATCTATTTTAAAATATAAAATTTTTAAAATTAGCTGTTTATTTCTAAACAGTTCAGACTATATCTTTACCTTTATAGGTAACCTCCATTTCCACTCACTTGAGTGTACTCCATCTCTGGATAGTCGTTGAACCTTGTTCAAATTAATTTCTATTTGAACCTTGGCTGCTGATTGTCATATCTTATTTTCAATAAGACTTAGAGTTCCCAGCAATTAAAAGGTTTTTCATTTCAGAATCTCTTCTGAAAGGGCCAAATATTTTAGCCATTTTTGCTAATGATCTTTCTAAAGTATTAAAAAGACCTCGCACATTTATACGGTCAAAAGAACTTGCTTTATCTAAAAGCACCTTTTGCCCCCATACCACAGTACCCTGAGCAGGAAAGCTTACAATTGGATTTAACCCGTTTTTGTATAAGAACATTTATATTCATTTAAGCTCGTTAAACTTAAATCGTTTTCACTGCTATATATTTCTATATAGATTAGACTATATCTTCACCCTTTAATATTTCGGAACAAAGGGTGTCTACCATTTCCCGGGCACTTGCCCAGTACTCACATTATGTGATAGTCGTTGAACTTTAATTATTACATTTTAGTTTATACACTTTTCGGTGTTGTAATTATTTATATCATTTATTAATGAGTTTAATTCTATACTGCATTTTCTATTTTTGATTGATTTATTTCACCAGGAATCATTTCTAAATTACAAATATGACCAATTATTTCGGGATCAATCTTTTGGTTAAACCCTTCTTTAATGGAAAATTTATGATCCAAGTGATAACCATTTTCGGATGTTCTACCTCTTAATTCAAAATTTTTTAATTGTTTAATTTCTTCCTTAAATTTATACATGAACTTTTAAACCTTTATTTTATATTGTTCTAATAATGTTTTGTCTTCTGGTTTAGTCCAAACACCTGTTTCATAGTTCTTTAAATTTCTTCTTTCGTAATAATTATTCCCGTTCTCGTCTATATTACTTAAGTGTTTTAGATGTACTCTTTGATTTATTTAATCCATTCTCATCTAACACTGTTAATTTCTTTATATGAACTCTATCATAATGATTATTACCATTTTCATCTATGTCATTTTTCATAGTTTCAGCTGCTTTAAAATGCATTTCTTTCCATTTTATTGGGTTATTATTTTTTAAAATTGTCCAAGGCGCAACATAATTACCATTTTTTAATTTAGTTTGATGACCTTTTTTACTTATAAGTGAGAATGCATTCTCACCATATCTTTCAATTGTTGTTTTTATTCTTTTGTCTGCTTCAGCCCTTAAAACTTCTTTTGGTTTTTTACGGTTATTTTCTGTTCGTTTTTTGTAAATTATTTCTTTTTGTTCTTTAGAAATTAAAAAGTTTTGTTGATATTTAGTCGCGCAAGATCGAGAACAACAAAGATTATATCCACTTGTAAATGTATAAAATTTTTTATTGTTATTACACATTGGACATTTTATTTCTTCTAAAGTAAAAATTTCATTATATATTAAATATAATCTTTCATTTACTTTAGAATTTTCTGGTAAGAAATCAGTTAATTTCTTAATTTCTTCCATATTTTCTCGAACAAATAATGTTCTACTATTTAAAGTAGCAATATTGTTGGTATTTTGTATAAAATTTTCTATTAATTGTTTAATTTTTTGTTTCATATATTTTTCCTTATATTAAAGTTCCGAATTTTAATATAAAAATGTAATAATTCTTAGCTGCTGATTGTCCAATTTGAATCTTGTTCATGGGTTCTAATTTTTAAATTAAAACTTATAATTCAACTCTAAGGATGTTCCAGCAATTAGATAAATTTATTTTTGTAAAAAATTACTTTTTTACCGAGACTTTCTTATATTAAATATAATTTATTTATATAATTTTTTTTAATCTCTCATGGCCTGTACAGGATTGAAAGCAAGTTTAATTACATTTTTAACTTGTCCTCTTTCTAGCATTATATTTCATATAAGTCGTTACTTTATATGTTGTTTATAAACAACTACATATTTCTATATAGATTGGACTATATCTTCATCTTAAACATTTAATTTTTAAGATGTTCTCCTTTTCCACTTAATTTTATAACTATAAGTGTACTCCCATTTTGGGATAGTCTCTGAACTTTACATATTTAATATATGTCTTAGCTGCTGATTGTCCAATTTGAATCTTGTTCATGGGTTTAAAATTTAAAATAAATTTCAAACTTATAATTCAACTCTAAGGATGTTCCAGCAATTAAAAGAATTCCATTATAAAATTTCTAATTTTATAAACAGGCCTAGAAAATCTCTAACCTGCACTTGCCCACCACGAAGCTCTGTCTGTATTTGTTGCCGACCTTAATCCGGCACAATCGCCAGCGATGTTTACCCATCTGTTCTTGTCCGAGTATCTATCATATTGGTACTTATAGTTCGCGAATGCTGCAACAAACATACTATTAAAATTTAAAGAACCAGTAGTTCTCCATTCAATAAGTTTAGCAACCGCATCTGAACTTTTTTTACCAACAGTGTCAGAATACCCAGCTCCAACAAACGCTATACAGTCTTTTCTAGCTTCTGCAAGGTTTTTCGCACTTACACCGCTATCTAACTCATTCGCGATAATTATATCAATTTCAATTTCTTCTTTATTTGACCAAACTTCGTAAGCTGTTAATAAATCATCAGCTTGAATATCTGAGTCTCTTCCAAGTACTAATTCAATTGTTCCTTCTTCATCAAAGATATATGATTTAATATCTTCTGTAACATCTACATTATCTTTAATATAAATGTAAGAACTTGAACCATTAATAACTGTTTCAATATAAGTACTTTTGTTATTAATATCTTTTGCGTTCATATCAAAATCAACTGTAAAGATTTCTTTAATTTCTTCCTCATATCTTATAACAATACCTACTTGAGTACCAGTTGGTCTGTATTCATAAAGGTCATCTAAAGAGATACCATCAAATACTTTTTTACTTGCACCAAAATCACTAGGTTTTGCAATTGCAATTTCTAATTTTTCTGACCATTTACCTGGATTTTTTGCGATAATTTTGATTTTAGAATCGTTGTTAACAAATGCTAACGATGTTTCTTTCATTTCATAATCATCTGAATTTTCAATAACTAAATATTTACCGTAGTACATATCATCTGTTATAACTGCTGTTGAAGATTCTTTTAAAGCTTCTGCAACACCATTCATATGTGCTTTATAAGAATTAACTGTTGTTCCTGCAATAAAATCTGTTTCGATTTGTCTATCTAGAACGATTGTTGTTTCTCCTGCCAATGAATCAGTAGTAACTGATTTTACAAAGTAAAAATTAAGGTTATCGTCGCCTAAACTAATAAGATCATTTGCTTTTATTTCAGTTGTTTCTGCAACAATAAATGTATCTGTTGTGTTTTCTAAGATTTCCTCTGAAGTTACAACACCACTTATTGGTGTATTTGTTCCACCTGTATTAGCAGCTCTTGATATTAGCAATTTATTAGAATATTGTAGGTAATTGTAAACCTGATACCAATCATTATAATTTGTGTTAGAAGGTTTTCCATAATATGTAATTAATTCATCTACTGATGTTATAATTTGATACTTATTAACAGGACCCTGATGGAAATTCCCACTGAACACTGCAACTGAATTTGAAACTGTTGGTACGATTTGACTTGCGTCAATTTCCGTGATATATACGCCTGGTGACAACATTTCTGCCATTTTAATTCTCCTTTTTAAGCTTTACTTTCTGTTTATGCATAGAACTTTGTTCTTTTGCACTCAGAAAAACATTGCAATTTATAATTAAGTTGGAAATCTTAATTAAACTAAATGGACGAACCTATTTAGTACTGCTTTAGTTCTTTTTCAAAAAAGTTTAGCTAAATTTTTTTAAGATTAGTTTATACTCATTTCGGAGTTGATATCTTAAATCAGAATTTAAATGATATAATGTATATCTTCAATTAGTAGTTTATAGACATTTCGGTCTGAAGATTAATTATTTAGATCTAACCGTTATGACAAAGGTATTATAATAATATTTTATATGTTTTTTTAGGTTTATACCAAGTATTTTCTTTTAAAAAATTTACATCTAATTTAGAAGCTTCATTTAAATCTAATTATTTTCTTGGGAATTCGAATTCTTTATATTTTTGAGGGAATTCTCCATTTTCGTATGCGCCTTTATTTCTTACATACAACGTTGGTCTAATACTTCTTTCTTTACTGTTTACGATTACCGCGTCTTCATCAAGCCAGTCTCTAATAACACAATCTTCTTTACGAAATTTTCCATCTGATCCTTTATAACGTATTATTTTAAACCAATGACCTTCTTCAACTTTAGTCTTTCCAAAAACTTTCTTATATATTTGTAATTTAGTATTATAATGTTCAGCTCCTCTGGAACTATCGATTATAAAATCACCCATATTATCTAATTTTATAATATCTTGGTCTTTTGCTTCATTTAACTCTTTTTCTGCTAACCATTCTCTAAATGTTTGCATTTAATTCTCCTTTTTATATTATTTATAATTCAAAAACTATTCTATAATCTGGGTTATTTAATAGCTCTTCATCTGAAACTTTTACAATTTCATCTTTATAATCAATTCCAAAGTATTTATATTTCTTCATTGATTTTTCCAAATGTTTAATTGCATCATCTGAATTAAGAATATCTGATACAATATATTTATAACCAGCTGATTTCATCAAAGAGTAAATAATCTCCATAGCACCTCTTTCTTTAGAATGCATAACAGAAATATAGAATGCTTTTTTAGAAAGTAAATAATCAGTTATTCCATCTAAATAAGCAACATATTCATTATCTTTAACTAAGAATAAATAATCTTTGAATTTAAACAAATTATAATCATTATTTGATCTTATTAATTTAAGCTTATCTTTTAATCTATTGAAATGCATTTCACCTGAATATTCATCTCTAGAAGAACTTGAGCCAGTTCTGTGAATTTCGTTTAGGTATTCTAACTTACCTAAACTTTCTAAATAATCTCTAAATGCTCCCATTGTTATTCATCTTGTGTTTCATAAAATTTAGCATATAGTTTATTTGATCTTTCTTTTTCAATAGCTTCAAAATTATCTTTAATTTCTTCATCATCCATTTTAAATATATCTTTAAGAACTTTTTCGACTGGAAATAATTTTCCCTGTTGTTCTTGTAAACCAGTAAATATTTCAACCCTTTTAATGAAATTATCAAGATTCATTTTATCTATAAACGTATTATCATTTGTAAAATAAACATCGATATCATCTTCTATACTCTCCCATTCTTTTTCATCTTTAATAATTTTAGAATAAATACATTCTCTTTTTAAAATTTCTTTTAAAGCCTCAGAATACACAATTCTGCATCTACTAATGAACATAAAGAATTTTAAATCCTCTTTTGATGTTTCAGTGCTTTCATAATTAAATGTTCCATCTGAATCTGGATCCATTGAAATTCTAGACATTGGTATTTTCATACTTTTATATAATTTCTTATAAAAATATAAAATATCCCCAAGTTCTCCAAGATTTCCAGTTTCATCAATAGTTTCAACTGTTGTTCCTTTACCACCACTTCTATTAGCAAACCAATAATCTTCAACCATACTTGTGATATGTTGTTGATTTGTTACTTCTCCAGTTTCCGTATTATAGAATTTTTTATATTTGAATTTCATTTGATATTCATTCATAACCTCAAGACCTCTTTTATTCGGAAGGTCCCCAATATCGACATTGAAAACTCTTCTTGAGATGCTTCTTGAAAATCTCATAGGAATAAGTAAATCTTCTAATGTTTTTAACATATTTGCTGGTTTTATAGCATATTCAAGATAACTTAAAATAATACCATTTTCATATAAACCAAAATCACTATGAACTATTTCTTCTCTTGAATAAGTTATTTCTTCCTGTTGTCTGAACATTTGAGAATTATCTTGTACATATCTATATAATTCTGTTTCTGGGTTATATACTAACATACAAGGGTCGATCATTTTAATGGAATCAATTGTTCTTGTTTTTTCATTATATCCTAAGTGAATTTTTAATTGACCATCAATATATGATTTTTTTACAATGCTAAAAAAATTTCTTCGAATATTCATCTTTTTAAGAATATCTTTAAATTTTTCTTCAATCGCTTCCTTAAGTTGTTTATTATCTTGATTTATATCAATTTTTACTGGTGGTTCTTTACCTAAAGAAAAAATAATTTCATTTGTTATTTCATCTAAACCATCATTTACATCTGGTATTGTTGCTAGTGAACGATATTTTTTAATCTTTTCTGCTTGTCTGAATGTATTATCAATTTGCTCTGATTTACCTAAATAATTTGATGTACTATCAAAGAAACTCCCTGATGTATGATAATAATCTGAACCAAGGTCATTTATTATATTTTGTGGTTCAACTTGGCTAGAAAGCTCTGGTTTCTTATCATTTTTAAGAAAAGGCTTTAGAACTTCTGTTAAAAAATTTGCCATTTTTATTCCTTTTTTAATTATTTATATTCTAAACTATTTGAATTTAAAAAATTTTTAATATAAATATTTAAAAAAGGAATAAAAGTGATGTCATTTAAAGAATGGTTAAAAATAAAAGAAGAAAACGAAAAATATTTTATTCAATTAATAGAAGTTGAAAATGAGATAGCAAGAATAAATGCACACAATGATAATATTATGCATTTTAATATGTTTTTGTGTGAAGCAGTTATTGAACCAGAAAAAATAAAAATACAAACATATGATGAAGATGAATTAAATAAACAATTTAAAAAAATTAATATAAAATTCATATATGACAATAAAAGTAAATTGAGTGGACATTATGATAAGAAAAATGATCAAATAACAGTATATTATTCTAAAAATGATAAGTTACCCGAAATAGAAGCAATGATTGGTCATGAAATGGTACACAAAATTCAACATAAACACTCAAATGCTTATTTTGAACAAACTGAAAAAATAGTAAATCAAATAAATACAAATGAGAAAAAATTAATAGAATTGTTTAATACAAACACAAAAGAATCTATGCAAGAATGGAATAAATTAAGACTTAAAAATATAAAGATATATAATGATTATTTGTATAATACAGTTTATGAGAAAATGGCTTATGCTTATTCAGAAGTTAAAAATAATACATCTGGTAAAATATCAGATATAATTGAAAAATTAGAAAGAAATGGTTTTATTGTTGATAACAAATTAAGAAAATATATTGGAATGTATTGGTTAATTAAGAATAAAATTTAAAAGATTTTTTGAACTTTAGGAGTAAATAATGGCTTATAATTCAGCTAAACAAGGTTGGTACACTGTACTAAATACTAAAAAATTCATTATGCAAACAAATGAAAGTAATTCTGTTATGAAATCTGTAAGAAGAAATGGTGAAAATTTAGAAATAAATTATAAGTCAGGTTTGGAATTAAAAGCAATAAAGTACTGCGATATGAATAAATTCATTAAAAAGTGGAGCCTTGAACCTTTTGCAGTTAGATATCTAAAACCTACCACAGGAAAGATCCATAGATATTTTGTTGATATGTTTATTGAATTTGAAAATAATCAAAAATTTTTAGTAGAAATAAAAAGTAGCGGTGAAACTGTAGAACCAAAAAAGCCTTCTAAGAAAACTCAAAAGGCTATTTTAAA